TCACCGGCGTGCGGCAGACGGCGCTCACGCTCAAGATGGGATCGGTCGAGATCCCGATCGAGAAGCTCCTGCACTTCCGCACCTCGACGATCAACAACGACCCGAGCGGGCGTTCGATCCTTCGGAACGCCTTCACGTCCTACCATTACGCCTCGCATATCCAGATGATCGAGGCGATCGCCGTCGAGCGCGAGATGAACGGGATCCCGGTCGGGCGCATTCCGTCCGAATATCTGGCCGACAGTGCAACCGCGGCGCAGCAAGGGTTCACGAACGCCTTCAAGAAGATCCTGCGCGACGTCAAGTTCAACGATCAGGGGTTCATCCTGATCCCCTCGGACGTCTACGAGAACGACGACGGCTCGAAGACCTCGATCCCAATGGTGCAATTCGACCTCGTGACAGCCAAGGGGACGCGCGCGATCCCGACCGGCGACGTGATCTTGCGACATCAGCAGAACATCGCGCGCTCGGTGCTGGCCGACTTCCTGATGCTGGGCAGCGGCGACAAGGGATCCTTCGCGCTCTCGAAGAGCAAGACCGATCTCTTCCTCGCAGCGGCGGCGGGTTACACCGAGGCGATCTCGTCGGTGCTAAACCGACAGCTCCTCACCCGGCTCTGGGAGCTCAACGGGTTCGACCCTGAGCTGATGCCGTCGATCGCCTTCGGTGACATCGCGCCGGTGGATCTGGCCGAGCTGGGCGCGTTCGTGCGCGACATCGCAGGCGCAGGGATGCCGCTCTTCCCCGACGACGACACCGAGAACACGATCCGGCGCGCAGCCGGGTTCCCCGAGAAGACAATGGACCCCGATCTCCTCGGGGCCGCACCAGTTCAGCCTCTTGATACAGGAGTTCCCCAGTGAGGTTCCAAGTCTACCCCCGCGACATCTGGATCGACATCGACATCTGGAACATCTACGCGATCGAGGCGTCGATGTCCGGCAAGACCATGATCTTGCACATCCCCGGCTTGCAGATCCCCGTCACGAACGGGCAGGACTACATCGAGAGCGACGCCTTCGAGCGCGACTTCGTCGAGATGAGCACGGCGCGCTGGATCCGGCCCTCGGCCATTACCTCGATGCAGCGGTTCGGCGATGATTATGTGCGCGTCCTGCTCGATGGCGTGCGGCAACCGTTCGACCTCTTCCCCGGGGACGCTCCGCTGCGTCAGGTCTACACCGACTTCAAGCAGAAGCTCCCGGCGGAGACCCCGTCGTTCCTAGCTCTGGACGTCGCCGCATGAACATCGCGCTCCTCAAGATGACCGGCTCGGATGCCGTCGCCGTCTTCTTGAGGGCAGCGGAGGGCATGGATCCGAAGATCGCGCGCGCCTTCATTCAGGCGATCGAGACGATCCGCGTCCGGATCCCAGCCGAAAAGATCGCGCTCCTCCTCGAGCGGCGGGATTACACCTCGCTCGAAAACGCCTTCTCTGGGCACTTCAGCTCGACCGAGTGGCAACCCTACGGGCAGGCGATACAGCAGGCCGTGATCGCTGGGACGAAGGCGACGAGCGAGACGCAAGGCATCGTCAACGGCGCGCAGGAAGACTTCGAGATCCGCGTCGGACTGAACCCGCGCCTCGAGCAGTTCGCGCTGACCATGACATCGACCCGGATCCGCGAGATCGACCAGACGACGCGCGACACGATCCGGCAGGTGATCCAATCCGGCACGACCGCAGGCGATGATCCGTTCGCGATCGCGCGCCGGATCAGGGGGTCGATCGGGCTCACGCAGCGGCAGGAGGCGGCGGTCAATAATTACGAGCGGATGTTGCGCGCGCTGGATCCTGCGGTGCTCGAGCGCAAGCTCCGCGACCGGCGCAGCGATCCGACAGTGGCGCGGGCGATCAGCAACGACAAGGCGCTCACCGACGCGCAGGTCCGGTCTCTCGTCGACCGCTACCGTGACCGGTATATAAAATACCGGGCGAACGTGATCGGGCGCACCGAGAGCATCCGCGCGGTGCAGGGGGCTCAGTGGGAGCTCTTCCAAGACATGATCAACAAGGGGCAGATCGACGCTCGGCAGGTCCGCCGGACGTGGATCACGACGAACGACGGGCACGTTCGCGACGCCCATATGCAGATCCCCTCGATGAACCCGCGCGGCGTCGGGCAGGCCGAGACCTTCTCGAGCCCCCTCGGCCCGATCCTTTACCCCGGCGACCCCAGCGCGCTTGCAGCGAACACGATCCAATGCCGGTGCGCGGTCTTCGCGCGCATCATCTCTCGCGGTCTGCTCCCGTCCTCCCCGGGGACAGTCGTCGCGCCACCTCCGCCGCCACCTCGTCCGGTTCCAAGCGCACCACCTCCCGCGCCGGTGATCTCGGATGCAGAGCGGCGGCGGAGTGCTGGCCCGGTGTTTGCTTATGAGAGCTATACGCCGCTCAAGTCATTAGCACAGATCGAGGATTATGTGCGGACGAGCGGCATCGCTGGCCGGGCTGACCTCAAGGGAACCAGCCCAGCCGCGTTGAACGTCGCGCTTCCTGCTATGCAAGAGGTCGTCGAGCGGTTCGGGCTCCCGCCGCTTGACGCATTTGGCTATGTCAAAAGGTTCTATCCGGAGCTTAGAGCCAAAAGAAAAGTGGTTGCTTCAATGTGGCGGCTCACCAACAAGACAACCGGCAATAGGGGGCTATTTCACATTCCCGCTTCTGGTTTCGGGGAAGGCGCGGCGAAGTGGGCCCCGAGCGAAAACAGAGGTGCGGCACGTTACATAAGTCAACGAGACGCCGCTTTGGTTAGTCCAAGGCCGGGGATCGTGATTGACCAGCGCGTGCGCGACCGGGTCAAACAGATGGATGCGCTAGGGGGGAGGCCTTATAACTGGACTGTCGACGGCACGTCAAACGATGACGAGTTCAGGACGCGCTCGACCGTATATCACGAATACGGGCATTATATCCACCTGCAAGACGACCGCATCGGCCCAGAGCTCGAAGCGTTTCTTCGGCAGGAAAGACCAAGGAGCGCGGGGTGGGATCTCCTCGTCTCGGTCTACGGCAATTCGAACGATAAAGAATATATCGCGGAGACCTTCGCAATCTACATGGGGATGCCAGAGAGCGAGCATTTCCGGATCCACCCCGTCTTACTCGCGATATATCGGAAACTGGACAAGAAGGTGACCCCATGACGTATCAGGATATGGCAGATCAAATTTTCGCTTTGCCCGCAAATCAACGCGAGGCCGCAGCCGAAAAGCTGCTCGAGCTCTACACCGAAGACGATAAGGATCTCGTCGAGGCCTACATCTACGAGGCGATCACGGCGGCGGACGACGAGACGAAGGTGTTCTTCCTATGACGACGAACGGTTACACCAAGACGATCAAGCCGGTGCGCGACTGGAACGAGCGGGTCTGGCGGCTCATGCTTGGGGATCAGGTCGAGATCGCGCGCGGTCGCATGGAGGGCGCGCAGCCGGTGGCGGTCACCGGCACGATCACGGTCACCGGCGCGGTGACGGACATCATGGTATGGCCGGGCTCGACGGTGAAGGATCCGTCGGTCGCGCCGGTCGGCGGCGTGCAGATGACGCTCGTCTCGACCAGCGCGCAGGACAGCGCGGCGGGGACGGGGATCCGGACGCTCCGGTTCAATTACCTCGACGCGGATCTCAACCCGCAGAGCCAGATCGTGACGCTCAACGGGACGACGCCGGTCCTGACAACGGCGACAAATGTGCGCTGGGTCGGGGATCTCACTGGGCTGACCTTCGGATCCGAGAAGCACGCCGTCGGCAACATCACCGTGACGAACAGCGGCACGCGCTACAAGCTCCTCGATCTCGAGGCGCGCGCGACGCGCAGCACCGCCTTTCGCGTTCCCGCAGGCAAGCGCCTGATCGTGCACTCGCTCTTTGCGGGATCCTCGTCGGGCAGCGCGGCGGCGAAGGTGCAGGTCTCGCTCGTCGCGTCGGTGATCGGGAACCTCGACGGGACCGTCGATCGCTTCGAGGACGTCGGTCTGCTCTTCCGGCAGGGGACGATCGAGCTCCAAGACAACACGACGACGCTCGCAGACGGCGCGCTGGCC